AAAAATTTTTCAAAAACCTCTTGACGTATAACAGGTTATACGCTATAATGTATATAGAAGGAAAAAGCCGGTGAACCGGTACAACATAATAACGACTATATCAGGAGGATGATCTTATGGAAAAATGGTTAAACGTTTGGAAAGTAAATTACAATGGCAATGGTTACGGTGCAACACCGGTATACTTCGACAACCTCGAAGCTGCAAAAGAATTCTCCAAGAGAGATTATGCAGACAATCCAGTACGTGTTAAGGCAAGCGCACACGGCGACGAATGCATTACTGTGTATCGTTCAGCGGACGAATACGACAATGTAAGTTACGAAAATCCGATAGCAGGATACAGCATGTATATCTGATTTCTGTGACCGTAAAAGAATTGTTAAACTAATTTCTAAACGAAAGGATGAGGATTATGTATTTCAACACAGGCACATACAGCCTTATGGCAAAGACCGACGAGGAGCTCCAGGAATACTACGAGAGGACATACAAGGAAAACGTCGAGGGTGGATATATTGATCCGGAGGAAACTTCACTCGAAGACTGGACCAACGACGACACTGCTTGTAAGTATGTACCGGACGGCGTACTCTTCGACACAAACGCAGGAGTTCACTTTGTCATCGAAGATTACGGTTCGCAGGGATACTGGTGCAGAAACGTAGAAGTTGACGATGACGGTAATATTACAGAAAGGGCTTCTTCTGTAGGATTGAGAACCGAACGCGAAGCAGAAGCATTTTTCTAATAGGGTGATTTTATGAAAAAGTACGATGTTGATTTCCAGGGAAATTGGATGCAGCTGATTCTCAGCAAAGACGGTGACGAAGAAGAATGGACGGTGCTTAGAAGCGTCAGCGACATGGATCGTTATCGCAGTGACGGTGGCCGCTTTTCCACTAAGACGCAGATAAGATTGTACGCAGAATCTGATGAAACAGACGAAGATGCATTATACGAAGAACTTAAGGACGCTATTATTGAGCAGGCAGAAGAAGAAGGCATTGATCCCGATTCGCTTTCTTTTTACTATGATTGAATCGAGGTGACAAAATATGCAAAAGTCGCAGTTGCAAAAAAACAGCCGTCAGGCAAAATATATAAAAGAAAAGTGCGAAAAGCTTTCACTCACTCTCCCGAAAGGAACGAAGGCGAAATGGTCTGCATATACCGCAGCCAAAGGCGAGCCGCTCGCAACATTTATCCGCCGGTTCATGAATGAATCGATTGAAAAGGACAACTTTGCTTCTGAAAAAGAACACGAAAATCATGGCAAATGGACGACCGACAAAGTCGCATTTATGAAAATTTGTTCATTGTGCTATGAATCTGTTGATTTTTCGCATAATTACAATTTTTGCCCGAACTGCGGAGCAAAGATGGATTTAAAGGAATTTTGAACTGTTCGGAGATTCCGAACAACTCACAAAAAGCACCCTTGACGCAATGTCAAAGGTGCTTTTTGCTCTTATGGAGGGTAAAAAATATATGTCAACAAATAGGAGAGAATGTCTTTACTTCTTCCAGAGCTCCGTGAAAGTCTGAACTCCGACTATTCCATCGACTTCAAGCTTGTGGTCAGTCTGATACTCCATGACGCCTTTTTCAGTCCAATCGCCGAAATCGCCGTCGTCGAAAGTTTTTCCGACTGAATATCCGTCTGTATAGAGAAGACGCTGCAGAGCCTTCACGTCGTTTCCTTTCATGCCTTTTCTCAGCGTTCTGAGAGTGACTGTGAAAGTACCTTCTTCAGCTGCAGGTTCTTCGGCTGGTTCGTCTTCCGGCTCTTCTTCGTCTTCATCGGTGAAGAATTCACTCATGTCGATGATCCAGTCAAGTGAACTGTTGTAATAGTCGTATTCATAGATGTCGGAAGTCGAAGTGTCGTACCAGATGCCGCTCGAATTTCCTCGAACGTTGCCTTCAAGGAGCCGGATAGAATGTCCGTTATTTTCGACGACTATTCCGACATGATCCGCTCCGTCTCTTGGATTTCCGTTGATTTCAAAGAACACAATGTCGCCGATTTCGGCTGTTTTGAACTCTCTGTTTTTCCTGGCTTTCGCAAAGTCAGTGTTCATGAATCCTGAACAGCTGAAGTTTTTTGGTATATCCTTGACACCGGCGAAATCATGCTCGATGTCGTACACCTGCATCAGACACCAGTCAGTTCGGATCTGATACTTCTTGAAGAGATATTCGCCGGAGTTGCCGACTCTTCGCATTGCTTCGTTCACTAATTTCTTTCGATTCATTTTCATATGATTGACCCCTTTTCTCATATCATTTTTATGTTGCTAACTTATAAATGAGCTTGTCGCCTAAGTATGCCTTTGCAATCTGTTCATCGCCGATGTATATTGTTTCAATCATCTGTGATCCGACATACAGCTTCGACTTTGTTTCAGATCTCGGCCATACCTCAAGATAAGGAAGAGCACCGTCCTTGATGAACCAGCTCCATCCTGCCGGCGGAGTGCTGCCGGCTCTTGTTACCGGGAAATTAACCGCTGTAAGATCATCGTAATGTCTGATCTCACTGTATGTGCAAGGAATCATTCCCGTTCCGGCTGTGATTAATCCATCAAATGCTGAGAGTGAATCTGTATTAATAACTGTTGTTGTTGCATCTGATGCAATGAGCGTTCCGGCATCAAATGTCGAAGGCATTGAACACTGTGAAAAATCAAGATCTATAACACAAGTGTCATATACTACGTGCTCATTTCCCAAGAATTCATTGAAAGTCGTGTCTTCACCGTCAACAGTTCCTGTTATGCGGCATTTTTCGACAAGAACGTTCTGTGTTGTAGTTGTTGCAACAATTCCTTCGACGGAATGACCGTCGTAATAATTAACACATCCGTTGCATGTAACATGAAAGTCTGAATTTTCGATAAATTTATCATTGTTTGAATTTTCAGTATAGAAAAACACACCGCCTTTGTGAAATCTTGTTTGTGTCATGCCTCGCATATCTGCAAAATTAACAACAAGATCACCTGTGCAATTACTAAATGAACAATTCAAAAACATTTCAATTGAGTTATAATACCACGTAGATGAATATTCCGGCTCGAAAGAAATGCTTCCGTCAATTTTCATATTATCAAACAAAACTGTGTGCGTTCCGCCCGTTCCGCAGACTGAACCTCGCATATCCGGCGCGTTAAAACTTATATATCCATTCTTTAACTGATCACCTTCAAAAAGAGTACGCTGCCAAGCACTCGCATTTACCCAGCCAATATTAATGATGTGATGATTATCGAGATCAAGAATCATTCTTGGATAATATCCTGAAGGTGCAAGATATGGCCACTCTACACCCTCTGCATCGATGTCGTTCGCAAGCTTTGTATAAAACACCTGATTAACCGTCCAGTACGTACCACGACCGAGACTGACTGTCTCTAATTCAGAAATGTCATGAACGATATATGGATCGAGTTCTGTTCCTGTTCCCGTGATTGCCATTATCAGCTCACCGCCTCGGAAATGATATATAATGTGTTTGAATCGTGACTCGCCATCTGATCATACTGAGCCTGTGACACTTTCATCAGAGTAAGACCGCCGAGACGGTTGCTGAGTGCCTGGACTTCCTGAGCTAACTGAAGAAACTGAGCTGAAATGCTTTCAGCATCTTCTGTGTCAACGGATTTCAATACCTGGAATTCGACCGGAGTGCCGATGACGTCAAGATCTCGCGTGAGAAGAATCATGTTTCGATTACTGTCAAGTGTGTAGTCAACGTCCTTGACAAGCTTCATTCCGTTGACATATACGTTCAGTGTGTCAAGTGCAGCGTTGAATGAAGGAATTCCGATTGAGATCTCGAATTCGTCGTCTTCGCTTGTTTCGTATTCATGTACTAACTCATACATGATAGTTGTTGACTTGACCGTAGTCTGAACTGTCTCAAACCACTGCTCAAATGCACTCTGGAACTGAGCAAAAAGGTTTGAAGCGTCTATCTGATCAATAAGTCCGGCAACATATCCGCAGACATCCGCATCCGGTCGTTCGTCTGTGATCTCTGCCTGAGTTATCGCTGATGTACCGGCATTGACTGCGATCTGAGCAAGTGAGAGTTCATAGATGCCGTCGCTCACTCTTGTCAGCTCCGGCGGCTCTGGTGTTGCTGCAGCTGTTCCCTTTTTCACTGCAATTGTGATGTTACGACTCGAAACTGACGGGTCAAGGCGGAGAACTACTCGGTCTATACGATTGAGCACGAGATCTGACGGTTCAATTGTCAGCGATTCATATGTCGTGTTGTTGATCCACTTGCATCTGATGAACGCCCATCCGGCTGACACGTTGACTTTCATACCGGATGATTCCACAACCTGCATACATGTTGCAGGAGTTGCGAAAACACCGTCACTGATTAATTTTACAAAATAATTGCTGATGTCGTCGGCGTTGTACTTACGATCGCCGGCAACTGAATTGAAAAAACCGTATTTAATAGCCATCTTCTTAATCCTCCTCATATTCTGCAGGAGTCCACTCGCTCAGAGTCGGTACCAGCTTGTAGCCGGATTCATCTTCGACTTCTGTAATTTCCGTGACAACTGCATTTCCCTTGATTCCATACTCGTTTTTCGTGCTGATCTTATCGCCCAGGAAGTAATCAACGCCGTATGTGTACTGATTATAGTTCAGAACTTCGCCGGTGTATTCGGCTGTAACTCGAAGCTGTTCAAGCTGATCCTTTCCGTCATTGGCCAACTGCTCTTTGTAAGCATCCAGTGAGAGATCTTCCTGAGAGCTGTTTCTTGCATCAAGATAAACTTGTCTGAAGTAGAAGCCGCTCTTTCCCTGTTCAGCTATGGAGACGAACACTCTGTCAGAACCTTCTCCTTCTCCTCCGACGACCGCAGCGTTCGCATATTCTGAAGTGTCTTTGATGTATTCGGTGTTTCCTAAGTTTTCGAATTCGGGACTGAAAACAACATAAGTGTTCACGTTCTGATCATAGCTTCGGTCAGTGCCTTTATAGAGCTGAAACTCGAAACCATTACCTAACCATTTCAACTTAAATCCGATATCGTAAGAAACGCAAAGGGCATTGAAGATCTCTATCAGCGAACGTCCGGTGTACTGGTGAGAAGATCCCTCTTCCCATCCGTGAGCTTCTTCAAGCGATACCCACGGAATCTTACTGACACCTGCAGCGATGAACTTTTCGGTGAATAAAAATCTGATTATGTTCTCGACGGGATTTGCCGAACCGCTGAACATGTAGAACTGAACAACTCTCCATGCGAGAATCACTTCCGCCGAACGTCCTGAAACCGTCAGATAGTCGCCTGTCTCTTCGTTTGTGTCGAGTTTCACTGTTTCTACATACATCGCGATGTCTGAATCCTGTCTTGTGATGAAGACATCACCCTCGTTGAAGAGCTTGAGCCGCTCAGCTGATGCTCTTATATAGATCTCGAATTCGCCGATGTCGTTCAGTCGCTGCACCCATATCACGGAAGAAGCGTCGTCTATGACTGCGACATTGTTGAACGTCCCGCTCTCAAGTTTCCAAATGCAGAGAATCATTCAGACACCTCCATACAGAGTTGTCGCTTCAAATGTGATCTCCACATCCTCTGTGTCGCCGTCGTCAATCGTGTAGGTGAAGTAATTGACACCCGGAGCAAGTCGAAGCCATGTCGAATTCGCACCGACATAATTGAGAATGTTCACCTTGTTTCCGCCTCGTTCCCTCGTCACGCCCATCTGACCGGAGATTGTGCTGATTGTGATCTTGTCATGATCCACGAAAGCTGAATCAAGATAGAAGAACTGCTGCGTCGAAGTATTGATGATCTTAATTCCCTGGACTGTATCATTGCACTCGATAGTGATAATGCAGCCGGCTTCTGCGTCGCCTTCGTTCATGATCTCAGCTATCGGATAATCAGTCGCTTCGCTGAACGGGATCGGGTTGTCTTCTTCAATTGCGAACGGAAACTCGAACATTGCAAGCGTTGCCGCAAGTTCAGCATATATCGTCGCAAGGTCTTCAAAATACGGCCTCGGACATATAATCGAGATCTGAGCCTTTTCACGCTTTGAAAAAAGATCTGCTTCGATAGTTTCGACATATCCCTGAATCTTGACATTCCTGTTTGCGTTCTTGAAATAAACAGTGCAGGCTGTTTTCCGCGGAAATATCCTGTACAGTTTCTGACGGTTCGCTTCAATATCGCCGTTTATCGTAAGACTGATAACAATGTTTCGTTCTTCGACACTGGCGGAGTTGAAGAACGTTCCGTCAATGATTCCGGCTTTCGCTGTGTTGATCGTTGTTGCCGGCGGAGTAAGTCCTGAAACATCCGTTACATAATAATTGCTGAAATCGTGAGTTAATTCAAAGATTTCTCCGTTTGTGTTTTCAATTTTCAGTGAATACATGCATCAGACCCCCTTTGTCATATTAATCAGGTTCTTTGTCTGACGATAGATCTCGTATCTGCTCAGAGCCTTCGGGGAGCTGTTGTTCTGCACGAAGTTGTATGTCGTGCCGCCAATGCCGCCGCCCGCTCCGGCTGGATTAACCGCTCCCATGTTTGAAGCTAACAGAGAAGCTATCTTCTGCAATCCCTGAGTATTTTTCTCCAAAGGAATGACCGCTTCTGCTCCGTTACCTTCAAGAAGTCCGACTTGTCCTTTTTTGAGAATACCGCCCTTTGCGAGCTCAGGAATGCTCGGAACGTCAAAGGTACTTATGATTCCCTCGAACCACTTCTTTCCCAGGAACTCGAAGTCTCTCAAAGTTCCGAGAACGTCGTTGATCTTATTGAACGGAATTGCGATTATCTTGTTAATTCCGCGGATAATCGCGTTCACAACAGACTTGAATGCATTCGTGATTCCTTCCTTGATTCCGTCAAAGATCTGACCTCCGGTCGAGAAGACATCCTTCACTCGCTGCCATGCCGCACTGAATTTCTCATGAAACCAGTCGGCGACGTGCGCGAACGTTTCTGTGATTCCGTTCCAGGCATCAGACGCGCCCTTCTTGACGTTATCCCACATGCCTGAGAAGAAATTCTGAACCGGTTTGACTACGTTATCATTGAACCATCCCGATACAATCGACCAGATAGCCTTGATTCCGTTCCATGCATCTGAGAAGTTACCAGTGAGAACAGACTTGACAACAGAGAAGACAAGCTTTATTGCTTTCCATACACCTTCAAAGTATTTCGCTGCAACGTTCCAGACCTTTTTGATCTTTTCCCAGGTCTCGGAGAATGCAACTTTGATGAATTCAATCACGACTGCTGCGGAAGTCTTGATTTTCTCCCAAAGATTGATCCAGAATTCACGGAACTTGTCACTTTTGTTCCATAATACAACGAACGCTGCAACAAGTGCTGCGATTGCTGCAACAACTAATCCGATCGGGTTCGCAAGAAGTGCAGTATTAAGAAGCCATGTTTTTGCCGCGGCTACAACTTCCGCTGCGGACATACCGGCAAGAGCTGTTGTGACAGCTGAAATTATTCCGGCAACTTTCCATGTGGCAAATGCAACACCGATTCCGACAACACCGGCCTCGATTTCCGGCAAGTGTTCAGTCATCCAGTCGATACCGTCTTCGACTTTCGGTGCATATTCGTCAATCAGATCAGTTATTTTCTGAATTGCTTCTTCAATCTGCGGTGAATACTTCTGAAGAAGACCGTCGGCAAGCTCTGCAGCCGTTGTCTTCATGTTCTGAACCGCAAGAGCCGCTTTGTCGAAGCCGCTCTGTGTTTCGTCATATGTAGCTGAGACCGTTCCTTCACTGCCCTTTACAATGTCAAGGAATTCAGAATACTCGAAACGACCGCTGTGAATTGCATCTGCAAGCTCCGTTCCGGCCTTGGAACCGAAAACGTCGATTGCTTTCTGAGTTGCTTCAAGAACATTCGGTGAATCCTTGATGTCCTGAATCGTTCTCTGAAACTCGATTCGGCTGTTCTTTCCTTCATCACTCCATGTTTTGACTGCAGTTTTCAGACCGCCGAGAGCCGCTTCCGCATTGACGCCGCTTTTTTCAAACTGAGCAAAGAGAGCAATGCTTTCCTTTGTGTTCAGACCTGCAGCTCTTGTCTGTGATCCGTACTTTGTAAGGTTTTCAGTCAGCTTTTCGGCGGAAATACCGGAAGCCTGAGCCGCGATTGCTATCTCATCGAGAACTTCTGAATACTTCGAACTGTCAATTCCGGCATTGTTCATCGCCTTGGATACCGTCTGAACTGACTTTGTGGCATCCATACCGGTGATTTCAGCGAATTTCATGAACTGCTCAGTTGTGTCTTCAAGTTCTTCGCCTGTATAGCCGAAACGAGTATTGACTTCACCGATCACTGAACCAATTGTGTTGAAGTCACCTTTGACACGCTTTGAAACGTTCGTCATGCTCTTTGCAAGTTCGTCAGCTGCTTCTCCTGTCGCTCCGGTTGCCTTTACTACGGCATCACGACCGGAATCGAATTCGAGATAAGCGTCTTTGACTGCTCCGGCAAGCTCACCGAGTTTGTTAATGATAGCTGTGACCGCTCCGCTTGCTAAATTACCCAGGGCAACACCGAAAGCGTCAAGACTTCCATCTGAATCCTTGAAACTCTCGTTCAGATCGTCAGTGCTTTTCTCTGCTTCGCCTTCTTCTTTTTCAAGTCCGTCAAGAGCTGATTCATACTTTCCGATCTGAGCTTCAGCGTTTTTAACGTTTGTGTCCTGATTAAGGATCTTAAGTGCAAGTTCGTCCGCTGCCTTTGCGTTTCGCTCCTGAGCCTTTTCAGCATCATCAAGCTGTTTTGCGTATTTTTTAGCTTCATCGGAGTTTTCACCGTAAAGCTTTACAGCTTCATTGTATTTGTCATTGAGATCATCAATGATTTTCTGCCCGTTCTCCTGAGCCTGCTGCACTCTTGTCAGCTGTTCTTTTAAGAGCTCAAGCTTCTGCTTTTCCGCTTCAACAACTGACTGCTGCTGTTTGATTTTTGCCGAAAGACCGTCCGCACTCTTGCTCCAGTCATCCATCCCGGCTGTTGCATTGCGAAATTCGGCGTTTGCAAGCTTGATCTGCTTGTTAGCCTCTTCAATTCCTTTCTTAAGGTCGGAAACGTCAATTCGGAATTTCGCGGTATAGTTTTCGTCCTTCGCCATATCTCCCTCACCTCTTCTTAATACCAGTCATCCTTTGTGGCGCGTCTTCTTATAACCTGTTCACCGTTTTTCGTGACGATTTTCTGCTCGTTCTCCTTCTTGCCGCCGCTCCGCTGGTTCTTCTGGATCTGACGTGTGAAGATCAGAATTACCTCATGAAACCGCTCACGACGGACTGAAAAAGGAGATAATGACGGAAATTTCTCACAAAGGTTTACGTTTAACTCATATAATGCTTCGTAGATATTTATATCATCGGGCGATCCCTCGCCCTCAATCAGTTTCCCTTTTTATTCAGTGTGCCGAGTTCGTCTACTGCATAGTTGTAGATACCTTTGAAAATTTCCACGATGTTTGACATCTTTGCCGTTCTGAGCTCTTCATCTGTCACTCCACAGAAGAGATCTTTCAGAAAAGGTTTCAGCTGCTTCGAAGATCTGATGATCATTGCCGCAAGTGATGCTTTATTATCCATATTATCAACATCAAGAACATTCAGGATATCTTCCACAACTCCGAACTGACAGTCGAGCGTTTCGGCTGTATAAGTCTTTTCGTTCCCGTCACTGTCGTTTACTCTAAGTTTTAATTCCATATATTTTACCCTCTTAATTTCAGAAAAAGCCTGCAGATCTTACTGCCTGCAGGCTGATTCGTTCACTTTTTTCTGCTTTTTTCTTTTTTCGGTTTGCTTTCTTCCTGTTTAACAGGTGCAGGATCAGCAAAGAATTCAATGACCGGCTTTCCGACTTTGTTCTCAGAGCTTGCGAGCTCCTTGATACGTTCATCGGAAGGATTATGTCCTTTTCTCGGATAAATCATGCCGATTTCATAAATATATTTGTCGTCCTGGAGATCAGCAAACTGTTCAACAGCTCGATACACAGTTCATCACGCTCCGGCTGTAACCGTAACAGCGCATGAAGCTGAGTAATTGCCGCTTGTTGCTGTAACAACAGCTGTACCAACAGCAACCGCTGTGATAACACCGCCGGCAACTGTAGCAACTGCAGGATTCGATGAGCTCCATGTAACGTGCTGACCGCTCGGTGTTGTTGTTGCTGTGATAGTTGCTGTTTCGTCCTTGACGATAGATTCACTGCTTGATGAGAGTGAAATTGCTGCTGTTGTTGCCTTTGCAAGGCTTGCAACGTTGTCCGGTGTTACCACCTGGTTGAAGAATCCTGATACATCTGCAAGGCCGTCACGTTCATCAATGACAACTGCTTTTGCTCTGCCCTTGATGTTGCCTGCCTCGAAGCTGTAGAGTGTCTTATTGCCGGTGAAGACAACGCTCTGATTGTTCGTGTCAACAGAATCAGACTCTGTTGTGCTTGTTTCATCAGGAATGTTCGAGAACGCGCCCTTGAGCCTCCATACATAACGGTAAGTTCCGTCTGTGAGCTTGAGACGATAACCGAGAGCATAATATTTCTCGACACCTTCATCATCTACATAAGCACCTGTTGTCGGATCTACTGACTTACCTGTGATTGTGGCAAGCTGTCCGAGTTCCAGAGCCGGAGTTGTGAGTGTCACTTCGTCAGAGCCTTCTGTTCTGATAACGATAGCACCAACATTGTCGTAATAGTGAGTTTCGCTTGAATTTTCGGTTGTCTTGGATACTTCAGCGACCGGAGCAAGCGGAATAATATTTCCGACTGTGTAGCCGGTGCCGTCGTCCTTGGTTACTTCTGCAACAACTACGTTGTCACATCCGCGGAATTCAACTACCTTCATTCGTGTTTTCCTCCTCTTTGTAATTTTCAAATGCGTATATCTCGAAGAATGATCCGGTATGTGTCGGAACGTCTACCGAGATATCATGCGGCTTTCCTTGCGGAATCCAGCCGTTTGTTTTCAATAACTGCCTTGCGGCTTCTGTTTTTTCTTCGACAAGCTTAGGGTCTGTTGAGTAAAAATACACCCAGAAACCCCAAACCGCCCGATTTGCGTCATTGTCATAATAAGCCGCTTCGGGAGTCTCGAAATTCCAGAATGTAAAGAAGCTGTCCGGGTAAGCTTCGTCAGTATCGAGTGAACCCTGCAGAAACACCGGATATCCGAGAGTGTTCAGAGCCGTTATCAATTCAGTTTTCATCCGATCACCTTCTTTGCTACACTCAGGAACGCTTCTTCCTGTATTTTCTGAACTTGTTTCTTGATTTTTAAACCGTAAACTGCGTCATACAGCTTGCGATCCGGCTGAACATGCGGCTGTCCGTGAACTTTCGTTCCATACATCAGGAATATTGACGGAATACCTCCGTCATCAAGGTTAAAACCAACCTGAATACTCGCGTTCGTTCCGCTCCATTCAACCTTGTTCGGGTGAGTGTCAAGTGACTGTTCAACCGTTCCGGTTCGACGGTGCGGTGCAATTGCCGCCTTGAGCTGACTGTCTACATATGACGCTGATGTTGTCAATGCGTTTTCGACTGCTGCCGTGAGCGCGTTTCCGCCGGCTTCGTTCAGCTGCTTCTTTAACGTCTCAAACATCGGAAAATCAAGCGTAAGCTTGTTCTTCGTTGCCATATCAGACACCGCCTTTTGCGCGCTGCACTTTGAATTGCAGAAATATATTCCGCTCTTCAATGTTTTCCGGCTCAGAGACAACTTCATAAATGCGCCCGTCGGCAAGCTTCAGTCGTGAGCCGCTCGTGATGTCTGATCTGTACCAGGTTGTCACGATCGCAGTGTCGAGAATTGACACAACTCCGTTCACTGTCGATTCAGTGCCGCCGCGACTTTTCCAGTTCACGAAGATTGTCTCTCCGCTCACTGCATACGTCTTGGTTCGGACACCGTTGTATGTCGTAATAGTTGGCGAACTGAAAAGTTCAACTGCAGTTCTGAACTCATAAGTGTCTTTCGGTGTGTACATGCCATCACCTCGACTTCAATGCTAACTGACTAACTCTATCATAGAAGTAAGGACTCAGCTTCGCGGCTCCTGACTGGTTGTTCCAGAGATCGTTGACACCTCTCGCGACCACACCGGCGGATGCGACGATTACTGAAGCATCGACACCGGCGTTCGACATATAGTCTGTAACTTCGTCGATATACACTGTAAGTGTAGAATCGAACGCAGTTCCTGTGATTCCAAGTGCGCTTTTGACACTCGTCAGCAATGCTGCATCTGCCATGTGATCACCTCTTTATCAGAAGCCGACTTTCGCAATTGCGACAGCGTTGCCGCCTGAAAGAGTTGCTGAATAAAGCGTCTTGCCGTCAGCTGTTACTGCAGTGCCGCTTGTTGTTACCTTTGAACCGGCGATGTAGAAGCCGTCATATTCGTAATCTGCGATGAAGTATACGACTGCTGATGTGCCGCTTGCAAAGTTGAACTTGCGCACTGGTTCGTTAGCGATGTAGTTTCCAGATGCAGAAGCAACTGTGAATTCGCCAACTGCTGAAGATTCAGCTGCAGCGATTGATGTGCCGGCAATTGCAAACATTGTGCCGAGTAATGTAAGAAGGTCAGTTCTTACTACTGGAACGATTCTGTCCTGATTAATCATAATTGTTTTCCTCCCTGTCCTTCAAATTAGGTTCCGTCGTATGTACCTGTTACACCGAGGATTGTCACGCCATCCTTAATGTTGGCGGCTGTGATGTTCTCGTCGATCGCGGCTGTAACAGCCGCAACTGTAACTTTGCGGAGTGTCTTTCCGCTTGTTGCTGTGATTTCCTGCTCTGATGTTGTCGGAGTTACGTCAATATCTTCGTAATCCGGTACAAGGCCGGAAGCAACAGCTGTGATGTTGTCAATTGCCTCAGCGTTTGTCACTGCGTCACCGTCTCCGCCGAGGAGAACGGCAATTGCATTGAGGACATCGACCATTGTCGATGCCTCTGCAACGTCCGCAGAATCGCCGCCTAAAGCAAGATATAAAGCTTTTAATGATGCGACATTATTCATGCGATCACCTCATCAAGCCTTCTTAATGAGCCAGATGCCGTTCGGGTTGAGAACCTTGCCGTCAACAACAACGAGTGCTTTTGTAACCCACTCGTTTGTTTCTTCATCAAAGTATCTTCTCATTGTGAAGCCGTAATTCTCATTGAGAGCGTACTCTTCCGGCTGCCAGTAAACGCCGATAACATCGTTAGAGCTTGCAGAATCGAAGTCGTTGAGGATATCCGGTTCAACAAGTGCGATGTTTCTGCCGAAGAAACGTCCGTTTGGATTTACACTATCGCCGTCGTTCACTTCGAGGCCAGTGCTCTGACGGAAGATCGGATTGTTGTTGCCGTCAGCCATTGTTTCGAGATAGCTGTCAACTGTAGAGTTAGCAAAAATGAATTCGCCGTCTCTGTAGCCGAGAGGAAGTTTGCTGAAGAACTTCTTTCTCCACGCTGTCCAGCTGCTCATGTCAGCTGCAGCCATTGAAACAACATTTGATGTTGCTGCAACTCTTGGATCGTTGAGAATACCAAGAGGCTGGCCGTCGCCTGAACCGTTAATGATAACGTAGTCCATAGCCTTGAGATATGCGATCGCAATTACCTTTGTGATTTCTTCCTCGAATGCTTCGATTGTGAGAATCTGTGAAAGGAATGACTGAGCGATTCTAATTTCTGCAGTATGATATCCGAAGCTTACCTTGCCGAGAGAACCGATGTTCTGTCTTGGTGATGTTGTTCCTTCTGAGATCCACTTGAAGTTTGCCTGGAGTGAGCCGATAGGGAATTCAACGCCGCCCTGGATAGACATCTTTCTTACCTTTGCGTAAAGATTACCGTATCTCTTGCGGACTGTGTTGATGATTTCTCTCATAATTGTGAGAGGAATTGCAGCACCTGTGTCAGCTGTTGTCACTGGAACGTTTGCTCTCTGCTCAGCTGGAAGTGAAGATCTGTATTCGTTAATGCTGCTGATGATGTCAGCCGGAATCTTTTCGCCGCGCTGTACATAAGCCATGAAAGCACTTCTGTATTCAGTTGAAGCAAGCGGATTCTCGTTTGTCTTCTTCTTTTCTGTTGGATTAGCAATGCCGAAAGCACCTCTGATGTCGCCGTTCACTGGAGCTGCGTTCGCAGGAGCTGCAACCGGCTGAGCTGCTCTCTTTTCTTCGTCTTCCTTAGCTTCAAGCGCAGTGATTTCATCGTTGATATCCTTGATCTCTTCGTTGAGCTCCTTGAGTTGCTCGCCGATGCTTCTGATTTCAGCTGCATCTTCGGAAGCCATTGCTCTTGATGAAAGATCAGTCTTCTTGGCCATAAGGCGTTCAAGTCTTTTCTTGAGAATGTTTTTCATTTTCACTTTCCTCCTAAAATTGATATCTTGAGCTTAAGTAATTCAAGTTCTTTCTTTTTCTTTTCATCTGAGTCACCGTCCGGTGAACTTGCTCTCTGCTGCTTCGCACTCTCCAGTGCGGCTTTGGCACTTTCCAGTGCCTCTTCGCTTCGGGCGTTTATCGAAGTTGATGCGTATGCAGGAAAAGTCACTGCAGACACTTCAACGACGGAACTTATTTCTTTGATCCTTCTTGTCGGATGATCTGTGTCGATGCCGTCCCACTCTTCGTCGCCAACAGCAAACATAAAACTCATGCCGGTGATGTCTCCACGGGATACCGCAGAATAAAGCGCACGAGCGTCAGCGTTGTTTTCAGTATCTAAGTCAACATCGATTTCCATTCCTGAAGAATCAACTCTCAGCTGCATAGTGCTGTTGCCGTTGTTGTTTCGGGAACGTGCAAGCGGAATTTTCGAGAGATCGTGATTGACCAGGAAGCGAACGTCTCTCAGATCCGCATTGTTCAGCGCACCTTCTTCGATAACTTCATCGAATAATCCGGCGATGTCGGTTCTTGAATTATAGACGATAGGTCTTCCCGTGATCCTGCTTCCACGCTCTGACTGTTCAGCGCGAACGTCGAAGCTGTATGATCTCCGTTCTAACTCTTTTTTGTTCTTCATCTTTTCACTTCCTTATTATGGTTATTTTATTGTTTTACTGTTTGGTTGTTCACAGTTTGTTAATGACCTTTGTAAAATCGCGGAAACACTCAAGGTTTGCATGGTGAACCAAACTGGGATTTGGTTCACTATTTATCCTTTACAGAATCATAGATTTCTTTCATGGCTTGTGCTTCCAGTGACATATCATGTTGTTTTTCAGTGCGTTCTATCTGAATCTGTGTACAGTTATTGCCACCTACTTGAACATTATTGTTTCTGTTCACTGTCAGAACTGCCGTGATTGCACCTGTAATTGATCCAAGAATAAACAGTAATGCTGCCTTGATTAAAATCATCTTGTCACCTCTATCAAACTTGAATTTTGTATGTATCACTCAGCTCTTAAAGCTTCCTCAATTTCTGCTATGTCAACTGCTGTAAGTTTCGGATAACTTCTTGCTACTTCTTCGAAGGTTTCGCCTTCTGCCATACGTCTTTTGAAAACTGACACCATGAGTTTTAATTTAGCTGTACTCATTATTCGTCACCTCCGAAAAGAATTTCTGCAAGAACATCCTCGATTTCGGTTGTCCTATCCTCAGTAGCCCAAAGTTCTCTTACATAGTCATATGCTTCTTTCTTGATTTTGGCATATTCGTATTCATAATATGTTTCAGGTTCGCCTGTTTCATTTTCTCTTTGCTTTTCTACAAAGTTCCTATACAGATATACATATGTAGCTGATGATGTATCGTCAATCGCTGGAAGTATCTCTGTGCTTGTACCTTTCTTCCACATCATTAAGCCCTCCTTTTGCTTCGATAAACCCTGTATATTATTATATTTGTTGTAATCAATTTAATTTTTGTTATTGCACAATTTAGGGTTTTATTGGAGACAACTACGTTTTCTCCAAACCTCTTTCCTCAGCAACCCTACGGCTTGCAAGAGAGCGAGCCCCCAATATGCCAAGCCGTATACGCAGCCTCAGCGGCCAGATTGACAAAGAAACCACAATCAGCGCCATCGGCGGAGTTACCGCCCAAAAGGGCATAATTCGATTGACTGTTATTTACATAGTGATAGTCACAGTAATATGTTGCATCAGTACCCACAGTTTCAATGATCTTATAACCCATTGTATTATCTGCTTGCATCTTTTTAACAAATCCGTTAGTGCCATAGGTTGAGCCGTAATTAAGATAGCCGCTACCTGTTGTATTATATCCAACAGCAGTACTACCGTCAGCAACACCATAAGTCATTTTGACTTTAAGAGTACCGTTATCGTTAATTAAACCAGCAACTCCATGCCATCTACAGCCCCAAAGGTTTTCCATACCGAGAACTTTAACTGCTGTACTTGTTCCGGATATATCGCCATAGAATAAACCTTTTGCATTATGCGTACCTGTAACATATGCACGCATTGCAGTTTCAGAACCGCTTGAAAGTCCTTGACCGAAAGTTCTCTGTACATCAAGAGATTTACCCATAAGACAGAGTAAATCAAAGATTAAGCAATAGTCAGCCCATACTTCTGTGTACCACATATTCTTACCGGACGGGTTATTTGCAGTTGCCGCTGTGACTTCCTGCGCTCTTGTATAATTTGGAGCGTATGCATAAGGTGATGTCTGTGGAGCTGTTCCGGATAAGGTAACGCCTGACATTGAGCGCATTTTCGCATTATTGTCAATCGTGCCATTATACGCCGGCAAGTAGAAGTGATCTACTTCCTTATCCTCAGCATTTATATTACTCCAGCATTTGTAAGTTCCGTCTACATTTACAGGAGCGATTGAAACGGTTCTTGCACCGTTACCGTCGTTTACTCGCTTAACCCAAATCTTAGGGAATTCAAGCATAACGTTTCCATCAAATGTTAAATCTGCAATATCAGAAGCTGTACCGTCCGTTTTCTTGCTGTAATCATTTGGATTAAGATAGTATGCAACAGTACCGTCAGATTTAAGCATACACGGCTTTGGTAAGAACCAAGCATTAGCCCATGAACCGTAACTGAATGTGCTTGCACCCATCTTAGCCGGTGTCATGCCTACTGCATCGTCAAGATATGTAACGGCATCTTCCGGATCACTTTCGTTTGGATTAACATGGTAAGTATAAACTTTTACAGAAAAAGTCTGTAAATCCGAAACCATCTGTGTCAAATCAACGTTTGGTAGGAATTCGTATGTTGCTGCCACGGTTTCGCCCGATGTTGTTTCCGGAACAGTTGTAATTGTATCCATGACCTTCCAGGGACATGTTCCATAATTTTCAGTTAACATACATTTCAAATTATTAATGTGTGATCCAGCATAGTACACATCAATATAAGCGTTTGTAGATGTGTATACGTATCTTATTTTTGTAAGCAGAAACGAATCGGCAGCCGAGTGAGTTTTGCTTGTCTCAACGCCAAATGAAATCTGATCATATACAGCTAATAGACTAATTTCGTGGTGCTCGTTAGGATTATATGAAAATGTTCGCTTAATGATTAATCGGCAAGAGCTGTCTGTTGCTCCTCTCGCAGCTGTATCAACAACTGTGCCTAACTCAAATATACGATACCAACCTATTGTGTCTGCATTAAATTCTGCGTTGATTTGACTGTACAAAATATTTGTTTGGTTCACCTCGATTTGCTGGACGTCATCGCTATCGATACCAGACGCAAGAGCTGCAGCTTGTGCATTGCTAAAGTTTACTAAAGAACTTGAAAGCTTATGATCACTGTCGATTGCATTTTGCTTTGCGTTCCATGTTTCCATGTCGGATGATGTAACAAATTTGTTCGTGCTGGTCGAATCGTCTACAAGGTCAGCATTGAGTTTGTGATCTGAGTCGATCGTGTTCTGTTTTCCGTTCCAGGTGTTCTTTTGCTCTTCTGTGACAAACTTGTTTGTTGCGTTTGTATCATCCACGAGATCAGAACTAAGTTTGTTGTCTAAATCAATTTCGTCCTGAAGTCCGAGAGATGAAGCTGTCTTATCTCCGACGAGTGTGTTTCCGTTAATTTGCGGTAAGTTAGATAAATCGTTATAACTTGTCGGTTCAGATCCACCGCCACCGCCTTCGGCCAACTTTTTCGCAATCGCGATATCAAGTAAATCCATCTATCAGTCACCTCCGAACTTCTTCCACTGTGTTCCATTCCAGTAATATACAAGACCGGTATCTAATTCGACTATCAGTGTGTTAATATCTCCCGGAGCGTTCGTGAGTGTCGGCTTTGTGTCGCCGGATAAGCACGAATAACTTCCGCTGTTTCCGTTTAGTGTAACCATTTTTAAACCTCCTCGTCGGTCATTGTCTTGGATTCGTCCACAACATCGACACTCACGTTCTGACCAGTCTGATATTGTGCTGCGTTTTCTGCATCGATCCAGTTAAGTGACATGTATCTCTTGCCCTCTAATTCCGGCAAAGGTCTTAAACCGAGAGCAACTCTCTTTTCGTTTTCATAAAGTGCGCCCGTCGGACTCAGAATGTTGATCATTTCAAGAGTCTGTGAAACCGTCATGAAGATCAGTTCCTTAGGCATAAATCGAACTTCGTTTCCGAGACTCTTTTCTCTTTCGGTGAAAAGTTTCTTTGTAAATGCCTGACTGAAACTAATTATCAAAGGTTCCAGTGTCTTCTGATAGAACGCTTCATACTGCTCTTTGTTATAATCGCCCGTCAGGATCGCAAGCGGAACGCCCCAGTTTCTGAGGATCTTTTCATCAACAAATTCGAGTGTCGGCTTGTCAACAAGATTCGTTCTTCGCTCCAATGGCGTGAAGTCTGCCTTGAGATCCATCGGAAGGAAGCCGGACTCGTTGTTCATCAGCTTCTTTTCGAGTTCTTTCAGGTTCTTATCCATGCTGCCATCGTCAATCAAAGTATTGTACTTGACAACGCCGTTGACAGCGTAAGAAGCTTTCATGGCTTTTGCTACACCCTGCAACAGATCATGATTCAGGGATAGTGTTTCAAGGATCGCTTTGTGATTTGGTTGTCCCATCACATCGCCGCCCATGTATTCATTGACGCTGTAGTTGAAGCGAAGATGAATCACATCTGAATACCTGATCGTCGTATCGTATCCGTTCAAAAAATAGAAATGAACGAATAATTCTCCACTTTCATCCTCGATGAAGTCAACCTGTGAAGGCTTGATGGGATAAAGCGCCGTATAATATCGGCGTTCAGCTCCTGTTTTGTCGTCAATCCACACTTTGTAAGTCGGAACGATGAAAGCATTATAGTTTAGAAGAAGCAGCCATGTCATTTTTTCAATGAATTCGCTCGTTGTCATGAGCCGGTTCGGCTCATCGAGGACTTTCTGCACTGAACTCTTCTCCACTGGTGCCGGATCTGTTCCACTCACTCTGATATGTGTCGGATTCAGCTTCTTGATTTCATCGACGATACACTTCAACGCCTGCTGCACAACATCAGAAGCATATATGTCAGTACCGAACTGACTGTACCACGGTGTAAACCCGTCAAGCGTCATCGCCTGTCGGTTATTTTTCGGTGCTTTCCGAAAAAGGTTATCAAACCATTTCAATTTCTCATCTCCTTATCTCAGCATCTGCATATATTCACTTCGATATCGCCTGAATACTTCATAAGCGATGATGAAAGTGACAGCACCATCTATTCTTCTTGCCGGCTGTCCCTTGATCTTGACCGCCTGACAGTTGCCTGCATTATCGACTTCGACCGCGGCATTGCCGAGGCACCATTTGTCGATTTCGTTGTTATTGTAATTTATCAGTTGAGCCTTGAAATCTGCTTCCACAAGCTTCATTGCATTGCTCAGAACCTGCTTGCTCTGATAAACGAGCTCACACTCGAATCCATATTCGTCCATACGTTTTAAGAAATCCTTTGAAAATTTTACGTCATAGCCACACTTGAAGAGCCTGAGACCGTATTGTTTATATAACATGTAATACCAGTCGGCAACCTGTGAGAGATCAATGTCGTTTCCTTCACAAATCGTAAGAATTCCGGCTTTCGCCCATTCTTTGTATTTTGCGCCAGCCTCACGGTCGTCTGCACTGGTCAGCTTTGATTCAGGAATCCAATAGTGCTGAATGATGTACTTGCGTTTGTCGCCAGCTCTCATCACAAGAGCTCTTGCGGATGTCATATCCGTTGTTTCCGACATATCGACTCCGCCCAGGATAAGAGATCCGCGGAAATCCTCAATATCAAATTCAGCGTTGTATGCGTAATCTTCAATATGCAGCCATGCCGCCGCTGCGTTTTGTTTGATATTAAAATCCTTACTGAGAACGAAGGCTCTGTCTGCAGTGCTTTTTCGTGCAGCGTCGATTTGCTCTCGTAAGTACGTGTATTTTTTGATAACGCCAAGGCTCGGATTGCTCTTCTGCCATGAACGCTCATCTGCCCAGATTTCTTGTTCTGAGTCCTGAGTGTAAAGCCAGGGCAAAAGTCGTTCAGCTGAAGCTCCGTTGTCTTCGCCTCGAATTACTCTCCGGCACTGGCGAAGAATCTCATCAAGAGCGCCGTCATTCACGAAGCCTTCCGTCGTGATTATGATCAGTTTCGGATTGTCTTTCAGTGACTGCGACTGCTCAATTGACTTGATGATCGTGTTCTCCTTCATCTCATGCACCTCATCGATAACAGAGAAGTCGATATTTCGTCCCTCTTTGTTTCGGGTTCGGTCTGAGATCTTGAAGATCTTGCTGTTCGTGTCGTTAATGCGAATCCATTTTTGATTTCTCCATGTGTCCTTCTGCTCTGGATCAATCATCAATCGCATAGTATCAATCGCGTCATAGAGGATGTTGGCCTGCGTGTCGTCGTTGGAACTGCAAACGAGATCAGCACCTTCGTTTCCCATGATGGATTCCGTCAGCGTCAGTCCACTGCATGTTTCGGACTTCGCATTCTTTCGCGCGATAAGAAGAACGCACTTTTTGAAGCGATCGACATATTTTTCTCTTCCTGACAGGTCGATGTATGTTTCATCGGCCATCTTGAAGGAATAGACTGCAGTAATGAACGCCTTCTGCCATAAAAGAAGCTTCATTGGCTTACCGTAAAAAGGTGATTTCGTGAGCCTTATGCAGTTTTCCATGAAATCAATTCGTTTATCCGCATCTGACGTGTCGAAGATGTAGCGATCGTCCTCCATGTCTCTGATCAGAGTGTCGAGCTCGTCAATGAGCTCACGCCCGGCAACTATCTCACCGGATCTGATAGCCTGCCGATAATCCTGAATGTAAGTGTTATTCATCTTTTCGCAGGCCTTTCAGATAAGTCCTCAACGGTGATTCTTCTGCAGTTTCGGACTTGCCGGAAGCTGAAAGCAGTACCTTGATGCAACCGTTGTATTGCTGGAGCATTTCCTTGTACAGCTTACTCGCCGGTGTTGCTCTCTGCTGCTTCGGGTTCTTCGGGTTTACTTCAATGAACGGAAGTTTTCGGAGTTCGTCGAGCTGCACTTCTAAAAAACATATCTCCTCGATTATTTTTGTTATGATCTTGCAGGTGCTCTCATCAAGAGAGCCGCATAATTTTGTAAGCTCATCTTTGCGGTTCAACTTGCTTCAACTCCCTTCTCATTGTTTATTTTCAAAAAAAATCATTTTTGATTTCTGAAAATCTCAAAAAATCGGGTTCTGCGAGAATTAAG